AATCCAGCACCTTGTAGTGTTAGTGGATTCCATTGTGTAATTTGAGTATGGGTAAATGTCTGTAATAGACTCCACAGGATTGGGAATACTACCATGTCCATGGTACAAACTACCATGTACATCCAACCCATCATTGGACGCCATTTGGAATTCATCCAATCTTCTTTTTTCTGTTCGCCTGCAATTTTTGTATTTTCGGACATGATTATTTTCCTAACGATTTAAGTTTTAATTTTTCATTTTGTTCATTAATATAATTGATTAATAATGTAGTATATATTTCTCTTTCCCACGGTATCATATTTTCAATCTCTGTTAATGAATATTTATGGTGATGCATTAGATTGAAATTTGATTGGTAATAATTTACCAAATTATCATGAGAAAGAGTTAGACGAAAAAATTTTCCAATCCCTCCAATTTAGTATTGTTTACAGTATTACATGCTGGACATTTTATACTAATATCATGTACTAGTTTAGGAATTTTTCTAAAAAATTCTTCTAATAAATCAAATTGTTTTTTTGTAAAAGAATTTACAAATGTTTCCATTTCTTCTTTTGTAAAAGAATCAAAATATTCTTCTTTGGTGTATACTGAATCTATACAATCACATACCAATTCTATAACTTTATCTGACGATACATTATCTTGTATTTTAATAATTTCATCAAATTTAGGATATCGCATTACAACACCTATATTATCAGTTAGCATTATTTTATTTGCAAAATCTTTTTCTTTTTTAATTTTAATTTTGGTCAAATCCATAGAATATTCTATTTTTTCTCCGCAATCGCAATTAATTATTAGTTCAGTCGTTTCACTTATAGATTTAGCTCTAATATTTAAAAACAGATACTCTATATCAAAATGAGCTAATTTATTCATATCTAGCGTTTTGAATGTGCAATTATCCACAAGTTCAATAACTATTCTGGAAACTTCGCTGCTATCGTTACCAACATTAGTTAATAAAATTTTATATTCTCTAACTAAAAATGGTCTGTATTTAACTTTTTTATTAGTTGACGGTAAAATCAATTCATATGTTGGTGTTTCTAATGTTGGCAATGTCATAATATGTCCTCAAATAAATTATGTTTTCGAAAGTGGTTGAAATTGATACGGCGATTTTATATTATCCTGATAGTCATCTTTTGTCTTATATGGGGCAATTACTTCCCATTTTCTATAAGCAAACATTACTGTTAGGCGATGCATTTGATTTGCAGCTGCAGCATTTAAGTCCATTTGACTAATAGCTCTGGGAAATGCGTCAATTAAAGATACTGCATATTTACGTTTATCTGTTTCGTCTAATTGATAAATGGTTATTGGACATACATATTCTTTTTGATAACGTACATTAAATGAATTTGGATTAACTATAGAATATAACCAAGTTTCAAAGTATTTTTTAATTTCTAAATTTTTGTCAACATAAAACGTCATTGGAATACCTTCGCCATTGAATTCCATACCCACCGGCATTTGATGCGCGGGTCCTTGTATTCTAAACTGTTTAGTTGTAATATTAATTCCCGGCAATTGACTTATTTCACACATTAAACTAACACTAGAAGATCCGAGGCGAGTTCCTATAGTAACTTCAAAGCGCGCAGGCCTAGATATGCCATTTGTTTTAATAGCTGCAGTAAATCGATTTAAATTGAAATCGGTCATTTAATTCCTTAAAAATTTCTATTGTTGAAATCTCGCCACACCTGTGTTTTGTTTGCTTTCTTAAATTGCTCAACAGGTAATTGAGATGCGGTGATCCAATCATCATATGGTATCTTATAAAAACTAGATCTAACGTGACTTGATAAATATTGTTTTACCGCAAACTGCGCAGGTTTTAATTTAGCAGTATTTTCTAGTAATTCCCAAGATAATCTAACTCGTTTATCTGTACTATTTTTATTAGTAACTGCGTATTCTGCTAGTAAATTTAATATTTTAAATCTAATACCGTAGGGCAAATAATGTAGATTAATACCATAAAATCCGGTTGGTGTTTTTCTAAAAGGTAATACCAAAGGTAGTTGGTCGTAGTAAGGTAAGGTGGCTTTAAATTTTGGATCATAAAAATATAAATACATTTCACCAGGAACTATATTTGTTACTATCTTAGATTCTGCTTTTAACTTATTTATCGTAGATTGTGCGCTGGATTTGAACAAAGTGTCAATTTGCTGTCTATACCAATCATAGGATTTTTTCTGCCCCACAGAGTCAATTTTTATCGCCTCAAACGGATTTTTTGTTGCCATTTGCTTTATCTATTCCTAAATCTTTTTCGGTTAATATAATGAATTTCATTTTTCTATCTGTACAAAATTCAAATGCTGCTTTCCATTTAGCCTCATTTACACCATACTGAAAAACCTCATCTATAAATCTTTTAGTTTTATTTTTTGGTATAGCTGGCGGTTTTGTAAATCTCTCGGGTTTTATTTCAACCAAGTATGTTTCTATCTTGTTATCCTTTGTTACTAATTTTATAAAAAAATCTACAAAATATCGATGAATTTTATTATCTACAGGGGAAATATATGGGACAATTATTGTCTCCGACCCCCATTCTTTTATTGATGGATTGTCGTCACACCATTTCATAAATCGCAATTCCCATAAAGATCTGTATATTACGTTGGAAATATCGCCTTTATACTTTGCAGTATTTTTTACTTTAAAGCGCCCTTTATAGGTTTTGGTGTACATGACTAATATAAATAATTAATAACTATAATATTTATAGGAAAATAATGGCGCAAACATACCAAATAGGCAATTTTAAATACCCTGACGGCATAGGAACCAATCAGGATTTGCAGCATTCTGTCACATTTTACATAAACGTAAGAAGCAAATCCAAATTTTATCAAAATGAAAACCTAAAAGATTCTACAGTAAAAAATCCGGGTGCTTCTGCAGGAAATAGCAATAGAAATACGCCATTAGTCGGCACAATAGATTCTTTTGCAAAATTAGAAACAGCAGTTTTGTTTTCTGCAGCTGCAGCTTCTGCCATAAAAGCATCAACCGCAGTTGATGCTAAATCTGTATCCAATGTAATTGATATTGGCAAACGTGCAGCAACAACCGGTCTTAAGACTGCTGCGGCAGGTACATTTATTGTGGGCGCGGTGCAAACTGCTGTTAATATGGTTGGCACACTAAAATCTGACAATTTGGCAAGATTAACAGATCGTATAACATTACACATGGAAAACGCTCCATCTGTAAGATATGGTGTAAATTATCAAGATAAAGATATGGGTATTTTAGGAGGGTTTCTAAATCCGGGCTCATCTGCAGGAAATTCCACAGGCGGATTCAACGGGGAATTAGGCGCTGCCGCATTATTGCAGGTAGCAAAAATTCCATCTATATTGCCTGGTTTTGGTTCTGCGTCATTGTCTGATATTGCACAATTTGGTGCCAAAGTAAAAACAAATCCATTCAGAGAAGTGTTTTTTGAAGGTGTAGACTATAGAAAATTTAATTTTAAATACACATTTTATCCAAAAAATGCAGGTGAATCTCAAAGCGTTCGTGGAATAATTGATTTATTTAAAGAACATATGCATCCAGAATTATCTGCAGGTGGATACTTTTATGTTTACCCATCAGAATTTGAAATTAAGTATTACTATAAAGATAGTGAAAACGGATACTTTAATAAAATAGCACCCTGCGTGCTAACAGATATGTCCGTGGACTACGGTGGTTCCCAATTTTCTTCCTTCTCTGACGGTGCACCTACACAGATATCTATGAATTTAAGTTTTAGAGAACTAGAATTGTTAACTAAAGAATCAATCAGATCACAAGGATATTAAATGTTTTTTGAGAAATTTCCTTCAATCTTTTATACTTTAGATAACGGCAAAAGTATTCAAACAGTAACTGATATATTAAGACGTATAGTTTTGTCTCCGGAAATAAGAAAAAACGAAGCATTTTACGATCAATATGATATCAAAGATGGAGAAACTCCTGAAATAGTTTCTAATTATTTTTACGGCGATCCGCAAATGCATTGGGTAATTTTAATGGCAAATGATATAATTGATCCTAGATTTGAATGGCCATTAAGTTATTATAATTTGATACAGTATTGTAAAGGTAAATACGGTGACAATCAAATTTATCACGTTCACCATTATAAAAATGAAGTAGAATTTATTGTGGATGGTTCTAGAGTCATAGAAGAAGAATCTACATTTGAAAGCCCTGTGCCTATAGTTTTTGAAACATCAGGCGCCTTTGAATCCACATTGTTGTTTCAAAACTATAACGTAAAATTATTACCTGTTACTAATTTTGACTACGAGGAAGCATTGAACGAATCTAAAAGAAGAATTTTAATAGTCAAACCGTCAATTGTTTCAGAAATAGATTCGACGTTTACACAATTGGTAAATACATAATAAATGGCAACTGCAGACATATCACCATCGCCGGCATCACAGACTGGAATACAAAGTCCGGGTGAAATATCAATAGATAGCCTTGTAATATATTCTATGAATGGAAATTTTTTATCTGTTTTAGATTATATGGTAGAAATACAATTGTATGAAAGTATTTTTAGTAATGTTCTATCTGGTGAATTATTATTATCCGATAGTGCAAATTTAATTAAAGTTTTGCCAATTATAGGCGAAGAGTTATTAATTTTAAAAGCAAAAACACCAACACTGCCAGATGCATATGGTATAACAAAAACTTTTAGAATATATTCTGTTGAGGATAGAAATTTAGTTCGAGATCAAAATACCCAAGTGTATAAACTTAAATTTATTTCACAAGAAGGTATTGTTGATTCACTTTCTCCTTTATTTAATCCATATCAGGGGACAATATCAGATGTGGTTGGTCAAATTTATAGTGAAAATTTAGCTGTAGAACGTACGTATGATCTTAGTGTTAATAATGAGATAAAGCTAAATCCAAATAAAACAAATTTAATTATATTGAATGATACTGAAAATAATATAAAATTTGTAAGCCCAGGGTGGACACCATTACAATGTATTAATTGGATGGCAAAAAAATCTATTCCAAAAGATTTAAAAGCATGTAATTTTTTATTTTGGGAAACAACAAAGAATTTCTTTTTTGGTAGCGTAGAAAATTTAATTAAAAGAAATTTAAGTATAGGCAAATATAGATATGCCCCGTCGGGAGTAATTGAAGGCACGGATGACATAACAGAAAAAATGTTACTAATAGAACATTTAGAAATAATATCGTCATTGGATAATTTAAATAGTTTAGACAATGGTTATTTCTCAAGTAAAATGATTGCTCTCGACATGTACAACAAAACACATGATGTTACATACTATGACCATAGTGCAATGTTTAAAGATTATAATCATTTGGCGAATGATGCATTGTTTAATAATAGAAATACTTTTAGTAATTTAGATAGAAATATTACTATATATTCAAAACAATCTATATTATATGATGGTGTCACAGAAAATTATACCGAAAAAATGAATATTATACACGGAAATAGAAATTCAAATTTAATGGATTTAAATAACTTAAGATTAAATATAAACATCTATGGAAGAACTGACGTAGAGGTAGGAAGAACAATAGAAATTGCATTTCCAAATTTTCAACCTACATCAGAACAAGATTTATCTACAGAAAATTTAGATTATAGATTTTCAGGAAATTATTTAATTACATCGATTAACCACAAAATAAATCCAATCAAACATACTATGTCAATGGAAGTAGTTCGAGATTCTATTACATCAAATTCTGGTTCGATAAAAGGTTAATATTATGAACTTAATGCACGGCAATAAAAATTTTATATGGTGGGTTGGGGTAGTTGAGGATAGAAATGATCCTGAGAAATTGGGTAGATGTAAAGTCAGAATATTTGGATATCATACTGAAAACTTAGCTATACTACCAACCGATGATTTGCCTTGGGCAATTCCCTTACAACCTATAACATCTGCAGCAAATTCTGGTATCGGTAGTACACCGTTAGGTCCGCTTGAAGGAACTTGGGTAACAGGTTGGTTTTTAGATGGTGAAGAAAAACAACAACCCATAATGATGGGCACAGTTGGAGGTAAGCCAAAAGATACAGTTGCAGAAAAAAATGCCACGCAACAACAAATACAAAATAATGCAACTGCAGGAGTAGTGCAAACAACTACAAATAATAATATTGTATATGATGGAAATTCCAATCCATTATATACAGGGAATACTTCTTCAAATGTAACATCAAGTTACGATTTAGACACAACAAATGCAAGCAATCCGTATAACCCAACAAATGACCCAACAAAGTCTTTAAATGCGCCTTCAATTGGATCCCCTGAAGGATTTGCAGATCCAAATAAAGTATATCCCACTCCCTCATATGTTGGTTTACCTGATACCAATAAATTAGCAACACAAGATAAATCTCATACAATTTTTAATAATAAGAAAAATAATTTAGTTTCAGGTGTTAGAATTGCAAATGAAAGTACGACTTGGAGCGAACCAGATTATGCGTATGCTGCAAGATATCCATATAATCAAGTTATCGAAACAGAAGCAGGACACATTGTTGAATTAGATAGTACACCCAATGCGGAAAGAATACACATATATCATAAAAAGGGAACATACATTGAAGTAGATGTGAATGGTTCGATGGTTAAAAAAGTGATGGGCGATAATTTTGAACTAATAGATAATAATGGGCATCTAAATGTCAAAGGCGCCTATACAATGACAGTCAATGGTGCAACAAAAATACTTATAGAAAATAATGCAGATATAGAAGTAGATGGTGATGTTAATGTAGTAGGGCATGGATCAACTACTGTAGAATCTGCAAAAGAAA